TTTTTTTTTTTTTTTTTTTTTTTTTTTTTTTTTTTTTTTTTTTTTTTTTTTTTTTTTTCTTCTAAGCTATCGGTTTCAGGTTCGAGTCCTGAATGGTGCGCCAGACACGGGCATGAGCACTAACGCTTAAATAAGTCCTGATAGGTGCCAGATTGATCAACTGGCCGTCAGCTCCACGAAACGGAGCACGCAACAGGTAAGAGCATTGAACTTTGAATGCCCGAAAAGCGCGTCGGGCGTCGGTTTGATTCCGGGCAGTGCTCTTTCCGTTGTGGTGAATGCGTAGGCTGATACGTTAGAGACGGCACCCCTTGATGAGGACAGCGCTATCTCTGGAGAATAGTCTTGGGTACGTGTAATGCCAGAGAAAGCCGGAGATCAGCACCGGCCACCACTCACGAAACCGAGCTGCAGCCCTAACTGGCTATCCTGCATCACTAGTGATAGTTATGCTGCAGCCTTCTAAATCCCTCTACCTTGGGACCATTACGGCTACCGCGCCGTCGCTTTTACCCTTGGTATTTCTTCCCGCCTTGAGCGGGTTTTTTATTTTCAGGGTCGCGGGTATCACCCTCGACGCTTTGTTGGTAAATCAGCCCGACGGCCCTGAACCTTTTACTGACTACAGATAGCACCCCGAACATTATCGGAGGTGAGAGATGCAACGTATGAACCCAACCGATGGTCACAATCTGCCTTACTGGTGGTCAGCCTTGCTTGGTATCTTTTCCGTCCTGAGTCTGCAGGATTATGTCTTCATCATTGGCGCCCTGATCTCTGCCTTCTTCACAATCAAGACGTATTACGCAAAGCGTAAAGAAGAGCGAGAGCGACTGGATGAAGAGAAAAAGCGCACGCAGCTGTTGGCCAGTTATCTGGCTGATGTCTCCGCAAAGCCTGGAGGTGACCGTCCGGCTTCAGCCGAAGTGGTAACCGAGGCTTTGAAGCGGATCGCAAGTGATACACAGGGGTGATCATGACGCCATCAATGAGGAAGAAACTGATTGGCGTGATCGCCGGCGGTGGCGGAGCCATAGCCATTGCTTCTGCGCTCATCACTGGCCCAACTGGTAACGATGGTCTTGAGGGTGTGCGATACAACCCTTATCAGGATGTGGTAGGCGTCTGGACTGTCTGCTATGGCCATACTGGCAAAGACATCATGCTCGGCAAGAAGTACACCGAGGCTGAATGCCGTGCGCTGCTTAGCAAAGACCTGAACACCGTTGCTCGCCAGATTGACCCATACATCCAGAGGCCGATCCCCGAGACAATGCGCGGGGCGCTTTACTCGTTCGCGTATAACGTCGGCGCTGGCAACTTCCAGACCTCCACAATGCTGCGCAAAATCAACCAGGGCGACCAGAAAGGTGCATGCGACCAGCTGCGCCGCTGGACTTACGCCAAGGGCAAACAGTGGAAAGGACTGGTAACTCGCCGCGAGATTGAACGCGAAGTTTGTCTGTGGGGGCAGAAATGAGATACGTACCGTCGGCGATATGCATGGCCGCGGCGGGATTCATTGCCGCCAGTGGAAATGATGGGTGGGGGTGGTTTCTTTTCGTTGGGGTAATTCTGCTATGACTCGCCTAACCGCCATCGTCAGCGCTGTGATTATCTCCCTTATTGCCTCAATGGCATGGGCTATTCACCATTACCGCGACAACGCCATCACCTTCAAAGAGCAGCGTGATAAAGCAACGGTCAGGGCGGAAACCGCCGAGACCGTAAGCAATAGCGTAGTCACTGCAATGAACCTCATCAATGACATTTCCCGGGTAACCCAGAATGCAAAGACCGAACTTTCCCAGGCAGGTGAGCAGCGTGTTATCTACATCAGGCAGGCGCTTGAAGGCGATCAGTGTGCTAAGCAGCTTGTTCCTGCTGCCGCTGCTGACAGCTTGCGGGAATACGCGGACGGTTTACGTACCGGCGCCGGTGGTCCCGATAAGCGCTGACCTTACTGCAGACACACCGATCCCCGGAATGGAGGCTCCGTTCACGTGGCAGGCTAGTCTGGAGTTAAACGCGAAGCTTTACTCTGCGCTGGGGCAGTGCAATCTGGATAAGGCGGCGATTAGAAAGATAGAGGAGAGCCGGTTAGGTAGAAGTGAATCAGGCTCAAAAGGAAGCAGATGACAGCGAAGGTTATTTTGTGATTGACGATTGTTCTTAACAAACTGATTTTCAACATTTATTCTCCTTTTTGATTATTGGGCGAAGTCTGATTTCTATTGTGTAACTTATTCCTCCTGTGGCTGTTCCTACTCGTGTAACATTAAAGGCCTTGAACGGTTATTTTTCGTTCTATACTCGCCACTATTGAGTGTCCAACGTGTTGGACAAGCCCTTCCTAATAGTGAGTCTTAATATCTTCTGAGCAGTTTTTGTCTCTTATAAGAGACAAGTCCATCCATGCCGGCAGGCAAAGGCGGGAACCGAAATAGGCGTTCAATAATTTTATAAAATTCTGCAAATGATGCCTTTTTGGTGTCATTAGCAGAGTTTTATGTAAATTTACTGATGCTGCGGTGTCAAAATTACCGAGAAAGCATCAAGGTAACCCAGGGGATTATTCTGTATGGCTGAAAATGACAATCGCAGACCATACCCTCCCGTCAACTTCACTGGCGAAAACTGGCTGCCGTATACCCGGCTGATCCCTGCTACCGAAATCGGAGAATGGGTAAATCAGAACATCCTCTCCGAAGAGGGTCGAATCCATAACCCTGACCATGCGCACTTGCTCGAAGCTGATGTGGCGTTCATGTGGGCCTCTGGCTCATTCGCCAAAAGCGGACGCATTGTGCTGGGCCAGTGTGAACAGGTAATGATGCGTGCCGGCGGCTGGCAGAAATCCCGCATGGAGCAGCAGATGCATGAATGGTTCGGACGTATACCAAAGTTCATCATCACCCTGGCTGCTGACTACTGCGAGCAATGCAACGATCTTGAGTTCTGCGCGCTGGTAGAGCATGAGCTTTACCACATCGCCCAGGCTACCGATGACTATGGCGCGCCGAAGTTCAACAAAGAGACCGGGATGCCGGTGCTCAAACTTCGCGGCCATGACGTCGAGGAGTTCGTAGGAGTGGTCCGGCGTTACGGTGCCAGCAAAGACGTGCAGGAAATGGTGGATGCGGCGAACAGGCCGGCGGAGGTCGCTAACATCGATGTTGCCAGAGCATGCGGGACTTGCATGCTGAAACTGGCTTAACTTTATGACTGATTATGACAGGCAGGTGATTTATGGCAGCACTGAAAGGTGAGGTCAAAGCCTTCATCGTTCAGTCTCTTGCCTGCTTCGATACCCCATCTCAGGTGGTTGAGTCGGTCAAAAAAGAATTTGGCCTGAGCATCACACGCCAGCAGGTCGAATCCCACGACCCGACGAAGGCAAACGGCAGGGGGCTGGCGCAGAAATGGGTGGCTATGTTCAACGCTACCCGTGAACGTTTCCAGAATGAAATCTCCGACATCCCGATCGCCAACAAAGCCTACAGGTTAAGAGTTCTCGACCGCATGGCCACGCGCGCCGAGGGAATGAAAAATCTCGCGCTTACCGCAGAGATCATTGAGCAGGCCGCCAAGGAATGCGGGGATGCCTACACCAATAAGCACAAGTTTGAACATTCCGGCCCAAATGGTGGCGCCATTCAGACGATCACCATGAGCAAAGAGGAATACAAGTCCGCACGGCAGGAGATGATGGAGGATGACGACTGCTGAGCAAAAGGCGTTTGCCAGAAAGGTGGAATGTGAGGAGGACGGGCTTTACTACGCTCGCTATTTCTTCAAGCAGCGCACCGGCGGCAAGATGATAGTTGCGCCTCACCACAAGGTGATTCAGAAAACACTGGACCGCGTCATTGACGGTGAGATTCAGCGCCTGATCATCAACGTCCCTCCTGGTTACACGAAAACGGAACTTGCAACCATCAATATGATGGGACGAGGCCTGGCGCTAAATTGCCGCGCCCGCTTCATGCACCTGTCCTATTCGCACAACCTGGCGCTGCTGAACTCCTCAACCGCGCGCGGCATGATTAAGTCGCAGGCTTACCAGTCCATGTGGCCAATGGCGTTGCGTGACGATGCCGACAGTAAGGCTATGTGGTGGACTGAACACGGCGGCGGCGTTTACGCATCTTCAGCGACAGGGCAGGTTACCGGGTTCCGCGCAGGACACATGGAACCGGGCTGGCAGGGCGCGCTGATTATCGATGACCCAGTTAAGCCGGATGACGCTTACTCTGAGATCGTCCGAGACGGAGTCAACAACCGTTTCAACGAGACAATCAAATCACGACTGGCGATCGAGACCACGCCAATGATTGTCATCATGCAACGAATCCACTACCACGATCTGAGCGGCTATCTACTGCGTGGTGGGAGTGGGGAAAAGTGGCATCACCTGAATTTGCCGGTGATTATCGATAGCAGCCGCAGCTACGAAGAAATATATCCGGAAAACACTCACGCTATCCCGATTGACCACGGTCTGCCTGATGGCTGGCTATGGCCGTTTAAGCATAACGAATCGCACCGTGTATCTCTGTTCTCTCACCGGCGCACCGCCGAAGCTCAGTACATGCAGAACCCGAAACGCTTCAATGCGGAGGGTGCGTTGTGGAACGAGGAGATGATCAGCGCCGCACACGCGATGCGGATCACCCAGGAGCTGACCCGAACGGTAGTGGCAATCGACCCGCAGGCCACAAATAGCGAAGAGAGTGACGAATCTGGCATCGCTGTAGCGAGCGTTTACGGTAGTGGTGATGAGCGGCAGTACAGCCTTGATGCTGACTACAGCGGCAAATATTCACCCAACGGATGGGCGACGAAAGCCATTGAAGCTTATGAGCAGCATGAAGCTGACGCGATCGTCATAGAGACAAACCAAGGTGGCGATATGGCGGAAGATACGTTGCGCAATGCCGGTTTCGGCGGCCGCATCATTCGTGTGCACGCCAGTAAGGGTAAATACGCACGTGCAGAACCTATCTCCGCGCTGTATGCGCAGGGCCGAGTAGCTCACCGTGGAAGCCTCTACGAGGTAGAAAACCAGTTCATGGAGTACGTGCCATCCACTGCGAAGAAATCACCTGACCGGCTCGATGCCGCGGTATACGCATTAACCGAACTATCAGAACCACAATCAACCGGCATGTTGGTGCGCTCGCGCTGACGGAGGACACCGTGAACGAAAGCGAAAATAAACAACTCGCCACGAACGCCAGCATCGACCGCGAGCGGATGCGTTACGTCAACGCTCTGTTCAATGGCACCAGTAACACCAAGCGTCAGCGCCTGTATCAGGAGTTTGGATATCCCAAGGAACTTTGCTTCGATGACTTTTACCGGGCGTACCGACGCAACGCCATAGCCGGCGCCGCAGTGACGCGAATGGTCGATGGATGCTGGGAAGATTACCCGGAAGTTTACGAAGGCGACCAGACTAAGGATGCAACCCAGCAAACGGATTGGGATAAACGGGTCAACAAGCTACTCAAGCGATGCTGGAAGCAGATCAAGGGCGCTGACAAGCGTAACCTAGTGGGTCGTTACTCTGCGCTACTGATCCAGGTTAAAGACAACAGGCCATGGTCAGAGCCTGTAGATAAGGCGATGGTCGGCAGGCTGCAGGAGAGGGCGCTCGTCCGGCTCGTTCCAGTCTGGGAGGCTCAGTTAGACCCGGTCAGTTACAACGAAGACCAGAACAGCGAAAATTATGGCGCTGTCAGCATGTACTCGTTTACCGAGATACCGGTGCAGCAGCAGCGCAGCGGCCAGCCAGGTCGCATCATCAACGTTCACCCTGATCGCGTTATAATTCTGGCTGAAGGCTCGGATGACGGGCGGCTTGATTCCGGCGAGTCGCTGCTGGAAGAGGGGTTCAACAAGTTGCTGGACCTCGAAAAAGTTTCGGGCGGTGCGGCGGAAGGGTTCCTGAAGAACGCCAGCCGGCAACTCAACTTTAACTTCAGTGCCAAGACAAGCTTTGCACAACTGGCAAGGGCGCTTGGTGTTAGCGAAGCCCAACTCTCAGAAGGGATGGATGATCAGGTTCGACGCCTCAATGACAGCACAGATAGCGCAGTCATCATGCAAGAGGGCGATACGAGCGTGCTTTCAGTGGCGGTTGCGGACCCTGAGCCAACCTGGCGCACCGCGCTGAGCGAGTTCTGCGCAACGGTACCGATTCCTGTTAAAGAGCTTATTGGCATGCAGACAGGTGAGCGCGCCAGCACTGAGGATGCAAAAGGATGGGCGCGCACGAGGATGAGCCGACGCAATGGCTTCCTGACCGACGTCATCACCGAAGTGGTTACCCGTTTCTGGACGCTGGGGGTTATCCCTCCTGCCAGCGGCGAAGAAGTCACCGTGGGATGGTCTGATCTGCTGGCGCCTAGCCAGGCAGAGAGGATTGCCAACATGGACAAGCTCGCGGACGTGGCTGTGAAGTCGACGAATGCCTTTGGCCGCTCTGCTATCACAGAAAATGAGATACGCGCGGCTGGCGAACTGCAAGCCCTGCCTGAACTTGATGATGAGGTGCCGCCAGATGGCAACAAGCCAAAGCCTGATCCACTGGCCGACCCAGAATCAGAAGCCGAAAAGTCCGGTGATACCACGGTCGAAAGTTGACCCCACAATGTCGCGCAAGTCCGTCAGCAAGATGGAGCGCGACATTGAGGCAAGGTATTACTCGATAAAGGTGGCGCTGAAAGCTCTGTTCGACCAGCGCCTGACAGGGCGAGAGCGAGAGGTTAACAGTCATAACTGGCATTTCCTTTGTCATGACCGCGGCGAGGATATGCGGCTCTACCAGGTAAACGCTGGCAAGTTCATCTATGACATGTCGGCGCAGGAACTGGCTGACCTGCTTGAAGCGGTACAGGTAATTCTCGACGATTACCTGCTGGAAGGTGGCGAACAAAACCTGTGGGCGATGGATTACATCGCCGCAGAGGCGCAGCGCGGCACGCTGGCGGCATTCAACAACCTCTCGCAGCAGTCGCAGGTATACGCCAGCCAGACAACTCTCTCACAGCTTCTGAGCAGCCCCGCTTATCAAAATCAGATAGCGGCGGCCACGCTTACAACGTTCAGCGACTGGAAGGTCATCAGCGACACCGCCCGCGGCGATCTGACCAATATCATCACCGATGCGGTAGCGCGCGGGGTGAATCCTCGCGAGACGGCCAGCGTCATCAGCAAGCGCCTAGACGTAAGTATGTCCAAAGCCAAGACCATCGCTCAGACTGAGCAGGTCGGCGCGCTGCGCCAGGCGCAATGGAACGAAACGGACTGGGCAGCGGATCGGCTTGGCCTGAATACCGGCCTTCTGTGGCTGTCGGCACTCAAACCGACGACACGCAGCTGGCACGCCAGCCGTCACGGAAAGGTCTACACCACCGAGCAGGTGCGAGACTTCTACGCCGAGAACGGCAACCGGTACAACTGCTATTGCAGCCAGATTCCAGTGCTGCTCAACGACGACGGCAGCATTTTCAATCAGGGGTTAGCTGAGAAGCTGGCAAAAGAGCGCCAGCAGTGGACCGCTAAGGAGGCCGCGTGAACGTAGTCATTGTTCTGTTACTGCTACTTATCGTGGTTCTGATTGCAATGGCAGCCGGTTCTGGTTCGGTAGATCCTTGCTCCTGTCATCGCTGCAGTAAATATGTTCCTGCACCAGCGCGTTTCTGCGGTGGCTGCCGGCCAGCGCCACTGAGTGGGTATCAACCGAGTAACACAACCTCATCAGGCAAAGTGCTGCCACCACCAAAACAACCCTAAGAGGACGCAACGTGAAGCTATCCAGCATCCACGTTAAATCCCTCGCCATCAACGCCTCCAACATCTCAACGACAACCATCAACGGCCAGGAGCACTACGTCATTCGTGGTGCGGTTCCGATTGTCGATGACATTGTTATGAATGGCGGCCTGTACCCGGCGGAGGAGATTAACAACAGCTACCAGACGATGGAAGGCAAGCTGATGCCTCTTCCGCACCCGATGGTAGATGGCAAGTATGTCAGCGCCAATGACCCGCGGGCCATTAACAGCTATCACGTCGGAGCATGGGCGCAGAACGTCAGCAAGTCAGGCGACCAGGTCGTCATGGACGTTTATATCAATAAGGCGGTCGCCGAGACAAAGCCTGACGGGAAACGCCTGATTACTCGCCTCGATGAGATGATCGCTGGCACCAACACCGACCCGATCCACCTGTCTACCGGCTTACTCACGAACAAAGAGAGAAAGTCAGGCGAGTCGAAGCAGAAGAAGTACTCATGGATTGCTCGCAATATGCAGTTCGACCATATCGCTATCCTGCTCGATGAGCCGGGCGCCGGTACTCCAGAAGAAGGCGTAGGCATGTTCGTGAATGCCGATGGTCAGGAAGGCGAAGTCGAAACTGCAAGTCTCGTTGATGCGGCAAATAGCCTCAAAGATGGCCTGCTGAACAAAGTTAAGTTCTTCCTCACCCATAACTCAGAAGCCTCCTTCGATGAAATCTACCAGATGTTGCGGGAAGCCATTCGCGCGCCGTCAGGCAGCGATGTTTATCGCTATGTCGTGACCGTATGGCCCGACAAATTCATTTTCGAAGAGGGCAATAAGCTCTTCCAGCAAAAATACCTCATCGACGACAGCACTGTCACGCTGGTCGGCGATTCAGTAGAGGTCGTGCGCAAACCCACTGAGTACGAAGTCAAAACCAACGGAGAAACAAACCCGATGAAAGAGAAGATGATCGCCGCGCTCAATGCCGCAGGCGTTAAAACCGAGGGGCTGACCGACGATCAGGTCTGGGATGCCTATAACCAGCAGGTTCAGAAGAAAGCTGGTGACCAGCCGGGTACTCAGATTAACTCTGACGCGATTACCGCGGCAGTAAATCTGGCGATTAAGCCGCTGACTGACGAGATCAGTACGCTGAAAACACAGCTGCAGGCCAACGCTGAAAAAGACCTCAAGGCCAAGCGTGAAGCGGTCAAAGTGAAATTCCCGTTCATGACCGAAGCGGCGATCAACTCGCTGGCCGGCGAAGCGCTGAACGACATGTACTCGCAGTGCCAGACCAGCACCGGTCTGAACCCGGCATTCCAGGGGAATGGCGCTCAGAGTGAAATCCTTTCTATGGAGGCTCCTGAATAATGGCTCTCGCACCTCGTTTCCATACCGTAATCGCGGGCCCGGCCCGCAAGAATGACCCGCAGGTCATTGAAGCAATCATGGCGGCAGCAGTGAAACCAGGATCTCTGGTAATGCTGGATAGCACAGGAAAACTGGCTGTTCACAATGTGGCCGGTGGCGCAGGGGTAGCCCTGGCGCTCCAGCACAATTATATCGGCGGCGGTGATATCCGCGATGCAGTGCCGGCCGGGGATACTGGCGCGGCCATCATGTGCGAAGACGATGTCGATTACCACATGCTGGTAAAGGCTGGCGAAGTGTTGCTGGAAAACGAAGGTCTGGTTTCTGCCGGTGACGGCACACTAGCCAAGTCTACCACTCCAGCCACCGACCAAGTCCTCTTCTTTTCACGCGAAAAAATCACCGTTGGTGCTGAAGCCCAGCTCGTGAAAGTTCGCAAATCAGGGAAAGCTACCGCATGAGCATGATCGTATTTAACAAAAAGCTGGTTACTGAACATAACCAGATCAAGAAGGCATGGAATCAGCTGCTGATGCAGCGCGAATCCTTCAACGTTAACCAGAACAACATTTCCGCCCAGTACGGCGGCGCGCTGGAAGTTAACCAGGCTGCGCTGATCTCTAAAGACTACTGGCGTGAAGTGGACAACATCACCACCCGAGTCTTCCGCAACGACGAAGGCAACGGCCTGCTTGATGACCTGCTAGGTCTCGGTACGCCGATCTCTATCGGCAAGACGGCTGCGCTGTACCGCGTATCCAGTGACGCTGGCAAGGTTCATCGCACACTGACTGGCCATGTTCCGGAAGAACTGGATAAAGTCATCTACGACGAAGCCGGCGACCCGATCCCGATCTTCAACACGGGCTACAGCCGCGAATGGCGTGAGTGGAACGGCATGCAGTCCGAAAACCTCGACGCGATGGCCGATGACCAGGAAGCGCACGTTGCAGCTATTCGCGCTGACATGGCTGACTACATGCTTTCCGGTGATGCTAAGGTGAAGGTGAAGGGGTATGTCGGCGCCGGTATCACCAACCACGCCAACACCAACCAGGTAGACCTGGGTGCATCCGGCCTGAATATTGACCTGACCACCTCGACTCCTAATGAATCAGTAGCATTCTTCACCGGTCCGTTCGCCAAACTGTTGGACGATAACTACGTTCAGGAGAAGGTAAAGGTGTGGGCATCCCCGGATATCATGCGCAACCTGAACCGACCGTATTCCGATGCCGCTGGCTTCAAGGAAGGCACCGTGCTGGAATACATCCTGCGCTATGGTCGCATTGAGTCGTTCAACCAGACCTTTAAGCTGACCGGTAACCACTTCATTGCGTACGTTCGCAACTCGCAGTACATCAAGACGCGCATCGCCGCGCCGGTGGGTACCTTCATGATCCCGAGACAGAATCCGTTCGATAACTACAACACTCTGGTCTGGAGTGCTGTTGGTCTGCAGATTAAGCGCGATTTCAACGGTCGCTCGAAAGTGTTCAACGCACAGGGTTAAGGGGCTTCGGCCCCTTTTCTTCGGGAGAAAGCATGAAAACGTTAAAGGTCGAGAAAACCGGCTGCTGGGGCATGATTGATGGCGTCTTCCAGCAACTTCCTGTTGGCCACGAATTCGTCGCGGCGGACATTCCTTCAGCTTTTGCTGGTCGTGTATCGGTGGTGGGCGAAGTGGAAGACAAAACGCTGGAAGTGGCTACGCCTGGCAATGATGCTGCAGAGCAGGCAGAGCAGGCAGAGCAGGCAGAGCAGGCAGAGCAGGCAGAGCAGGCAGAGCA